GGGATCTGCAGGCCGGTGCCGAACAGCGAGCCGGCGCGCGTGTCGTCGACGCATTCGAGGGTGATGGAAAACTCGATACGGCGCGCGGATCCGTCGACGAAGAACAGGGACTGCGTTTCCTCGATCGCTGTCACCTTGAACGCTCCCAGCACGTCTCCCGTGCCGGCCAGCAGAAGATATGCGGCCCCGGTGCCCGCCATGCGACGCACCAGGGCGATCGACGCGGCGCTGCCGGCGAATTCCGGGGCTACCCACCCGGCCAGGGTGATCGTGTCGTCTCCAGGCCCCAGGTACTGCGTCGCCGGCCGTGCGCCCACGCGTGAATTCTTCGCATGCCGCCATTCGGTGCGACGTTGCAGCGTCTGGTACGCGATCGTCTGCAAGCCGAACACGAACATTCCCAGGCACATCATCATGGTTCTTGCTCCTACGCTTCGTCGGTCAGCATGGATCGCAGGCGAGCCGCCTTCCTGCGTTCGCGCTGGTCAAGCACCTGCTCGATGGCCCGGATCAGCGAATCTTGATCGGCACCGGGGGCGAGGGTGATCGGAATGCTGATGGTGTCGCCCTGGACGACAATCTGCGGTGCCGAAGCGGTGGCAGACAGCGGCGGGCGCGTGTCAAAGCGCAGCGGTGCGGTGTCGGCCGCGCCGGGTGTGCCGGCCAGTACCGCTGGCGATGCGATCGCGCCGCCCAGGGCGATCGCGCCGGCCAGCGCGCGCGCCGCCTCGACCGCCACGGATTGCTGCCGCTCGATGCCGATCGCCGCGCCCTGGGACACGAATTCACCCAGGCCGACGAAAACGCGACTGGGCGAGCGGATCCCCAGCTTGTCCTTGAACCAGGTCACCACGTCATCGCCCATGCCGACCACGGCGTCGCGTACCGCGCCTCCCATGCTGGTGATCCCGTTGATCAGCCCGGACATGAGCATCGTGCCGAACTCGGTGAACTTGGCCGGCATCTCGACGCCCAGCATTCCCAGCGCCCCGGAAATCACGTCATACAGCAGCTGCAGGGGGTTCCAGGTCGTAAGAATCGTGCCCAGGCCGGTCACGCCGCCGTTGAATATTCCTGTGAACGAGGTCCACATCGACGAGAACACCGCGCCGGCACCGTCCCACATGCGCTGTGCAGCCCCGGAAACGGCCGCTACGGCGTTTTCGAAGGTGGAGACGATGGTCGACCACAGCTCGCCGAAAAACGCCTTGATGGGCTCCCAATAGGTGTAGATCAGCCCGGCGGCGACCGCGATGGCCGTGATCGTCGCTCCGATGGGGGTCAGCAACAGGGATCGGCCGATGAACAGCAGCGCAGAGCCGGCTAGGCGAAAGCCGCCGGCCAGCAGGCCAAGCACGCGCGCGCCGATGGTGCCCTGCACGCCCAGCGTGGTCAGGCCGAAGCGCACCACGGCCAGCGGGCCGAGCACCGCCGCCAGAGCGACCGTCAGGGTGCCACCAGCGGCCATCAGGCCGGCCAGGACGGTGAGGCCGGTGACCAGCACGGTGGCGGTCGTGCTGTGCTCGCGCATGAACTCCGTGACGGTCTGCGTGGCCTTGGCCGTCGCGGCGAGCGCCGCGTTGTAGAGCGGCGATACCTTTTCCCCAAGCTCAAGCTGCAGGTCACGCAGCTGGGCGAGCGCCTCGATTTCGCGGCCCTGGGTCATGTTCTTGCCCAGATCCACGGACTGATCGATGTCGGCGGCACCTTTGTTCAGTCGCTCATTCTTGTGGATCTGCTGCGCCTGCATGACCATCGTCGTAAACAGGTTGGCGCCCGTGCGGTTCGTGATGATCGACGAGATCACGTCATTGATCGCGCCCGGGTCGGTCACGCCCTTGGCGGCCAGCTTGGGCAGCAGCACCTGTTCGACCCACTCCAGGGGCGAGGCCTTGAACAACTCGCCGCCGGCCAGCGCGCCGGGCGCGACGCGCTTCACCGTGCCGATCTTGGTGTATTCCACCATGCGCGGGTCGACCAGGCCGTATTTCATCAGCTCGTTGACGGCGCGCACGGTGGTCTTGCCCTGGTACAGGTTGCTATAGGCGGACATCAGGCCGTTGCCGACCTGGCCACCGCCCATTTCCTGAATCAGGGGCTCCATCTGGTAGTAGAAGGCGTCGTCGCGCAGCTGCTTGGCCGCGACGCCGCCGCGCCCGATGAACTCGCGCCATTGGTCGCCGCCGACACGCCCGCCGGTCGCGGCGAGCACCTTTTGCACCATATTCGCCTCGTGCTCGAACTTGGCCTGGCTGGAGGTGCCTCCGCGCAGCTCGATGACCTTCAGCATGTTCATGAAGGCTTCTTCGTTCGCGTGGGCTTCCTCGCCGCCGTACAGCGCCTCGTTGGCGAATTTCATCTTCGCAAGCGTGGGCATGACCATCTGGGCGTGATGCTCGTCCGCGAAGATGCTGAGCGCATCGCGCATCAGCAGCACATTGTCGGTGGTTGACGTGCCATATTGCTTCATGGCGCGCGCGTACTTCGCTGCGTCTTCTGTCGCCTGGTCGCCCAAGCCGAGGGCTTTGATACGGTTGGCCTCGCCCTCGAACTTCTTCGATTGATCGATGGTGCCATCCAGGCCGTGCAGGACGTGCATACCGGTGGCTCGGGCGGCGTAGCCAGCGATCGCCATATTCGCGGCCGCGCCCTGGGTGGACTGCATGTGCTCGCGGGCGGCGGCTAATGCCTTCTGGCGGGCGCTCACGGCTTCCAGCTGGGCGGACTGTTTCCCGAGCGCGGCCGTGGTTGACGTGATGCCGCTTCGCAGCTCGCGCTCGTGCTGGGTCAGGTTGCTGGCAGAAATGCCGGCAGACGAAAGGCGATCGCGCAGTCCCTGCAACTGCTGAGACTGCTGGGCGATCTTGTCTTTCATCTTGCCGGCGCTGGCGACGGTTTTGTCGAACTCGCGCTGCATATCCCGCGTGGGCTTGCCGCTCGCCTTCATCTGCGCGGCCAGCGCGGAAATGCGCTCCTGCGTCGCCTGGAGCTCGCTACGGCTGGTTGACAACCCTTTGGACAGGTCGCGGAACTTGCCTACTTGGCGCTGGGTGTCTTCCAGCCCTTTCAGCTTGTTCCGCAGCTCCAGCATTGCTTTGGCGGTGTCGGTGCCCTGGCCCGCGATCTTCTTCAACGGTGCCGAGAGCTTGTCGCGTAGCGCCGTGATGACGCGCAGTTGTAGTGTCTTATCCATCGTCACGCTTCCGGGACCGCTCGGACGCGAGCACGCTCGCGCCATTCCATCAATTCGACCAAGGAAAAGCCGTCCATGTCCGCCGGGCCCCAATGGAACACGACGGCCAGGTCGGCCATGGCGTCATCTACGCAGGCAGGTATTTCGCCCGATCTGCCTTCGTCAGCAAAAAACTGGAGATCACGCCTCCAAACTGCGCCAGGTCGGCAGGGTCGAGCGTTGCGGCTTCGACCGAAGAGATCGACGGCTGCGTCACGCGCGGCAGGACGGTTTGAATGGCGATCACGTCCATGTTCAGCAATGCCATGAGCGTCACGCCGCGCAGGGCACCGGAGTTGGGCCGGGATACTTCGACGGTCGTGATCTCCGTCTCGCCGCGTTTCAGCGGCGTGTCGAGCGTGATGGTTTCGTTGGTATTCATGAGTTTCCGGTTCCGTTAAATGCCGATGGCGCGGCGCAGGATTTCCATACGATCGACGCCTGCGTACATCTCGATCATGTTCAGCAGATCGATCTCGACCAGCACTTCGCCGTTGATCGATTCCTTGTAGTAGACGCACTCGGTGGTGACGTCCCACTCGGTGTCCTCGCCGACTTTGGCCTCGCCGCGGTCAAGCACGCTGTGACGCCCACGGACCACAATCTCGACGTTATCGATAGCGCCCGTATCGTCGCGCTGGAAACCCTGGGTGAAGCGCAGCAGCACGCCGCTGGCCGTGGTGGTTCCCATCTGCTGCACGACTTGCTTGGTGTAGCCGCCCATCTTCCATTTCACCTGCAGGGCGTTCTCGTCCAGACCGTGGTCGACCTTCACGGACCCGTTCATGCCGCCGGCCCGGTACGCTTCCATCTTGCGTTCCAGGTTGGGCAGCGTCATCGAGGTGGCCTGTCCCACGTAGGACGAACCCTCGTTGAAGATGTTCATTTGCTTGAGTTTGCTGGGCATTCCCATGACTCAGACTCCGAGATTGAATGAGGTAGCTGACGCCACGCATCGGTGGCGCCAGGCGGGTTAAGCGTTGACGCGGTTGGCGAAGTCCAACAGGTACTGATCCG